TATTGGCGCTTTGCTTCATCCATGCGCGCTTTCAATTGTGGAGGCGTTAGCTTGCCGATATGCTTGTTTATAGCGTTGCCTGTAGCCTTCTGCCCTTTTTCGATATGCTCATCTGGGGTTACTTCAGCAGCCTTTATTTGTTTGTACCGCTTAACGATGGTTAGCTCGTCTTTGTCCTTGCTACTGTACAAGCGCGGCATCGAACCATCAGCGGTCCAAACTTTGCTAATTTTGGACATTACTTGGCCGAATGTTGCCGGTTTCTTTTCGTTGCCGTCGATTTCGATTTTCTTGCCGCACGCCATATACGTTATTAGAGGCCAATTAAACGACAAGCAAATGTCCATATTGAGCGTGGCCGGATCACCACCATAAGCGGTGTGTTCAAAGAATTTGGCGGCAATATCGTTGCAAATGCCCTGCTCATTTTCGCGATTAATCCGTTTATTCTCTGCTAGCTCGTTGCTCTCTGCCACTAGCTCGGCAACCGCATCGCGAAGATCATCAGGCAACGGGCGCGCCATGTCCAACGCGCTACCAGTAAGCCAACGAGCGTGGGCGGTAGCTGCTTCCTTGTCCTGTTCTACCGCGTCAAGCTTGGCAGAAATTGCAGCCTTGGCCGCGTCCTGCTTCGATAGTTTTGCTTTTGGCATTTTCGTATTTCCTTAGTTGGTTTCAAATTGGCGTCCAAATGAACACCGGAAAGGGCCGCCGAAACGGCCCGAGCCGCTATTCACTCAGTTGGCAGGCAATCGTCGCAATAAATAACGGCGCTGCTATAGGGCGCTTCTGTACCGCACAATACCTTTGTCATGCGGGTTGAGCGACCTAATCCTTGCCGCTCACACCACCGATTTTCTGCCGCTGATAGAGCAGGAATAGAAACGATTTTCTTACATTCGGCCATTTTCAGCCCTTTCATTTTTACTAGTAAAACCGGCCCAATGGGCGCGATTTGGACCGAGGGGTCCAATACTGGATATGGTGACGATGCAAGGGCATTTCAATAGTATTTACTAATAAAAATCACATTTATTTTTTTAATCATTAGGACGATTAAACTTGACATGCGGGTATATCTGTGAATGGCGCAAACGCTAGCGATAGGCGTTCTCAATTGGCAAAAGAAGACGCTAGCAAGCTAATAATTGCCTTGCTCATTATATCACCATGAACTAATTAGCACCCTAATAGTAACACTCGTTACTAAATAGACCAAACCGCCCCCCACCAAAAAAAATCCCCCACCATTAATATATCATATATTGTGGGTGACATATATAGACCAAAAATAAAAAGGAGTATTAAACAATACCCCTCCTTGTTTTATTTCAACAGTTCTGCCTAAAAATAATAACAAAAAATAACTCGGCTTGCTACACATCCAGCCTATCTTAGTTATATTCTTAATTATATTTATTATTATTATTTATAATCTTAATATATAACTAAGAATATAATCTTAATATATCTTATATAGTACTATATAGTATAGGGTAACACAGAATTTAAAATACGCAAGGAATAATTTTCTTTTTCTTTCTTTATGATTAGGGGTTGCAAAATATAACAATAAAGAGTAGAATACACTTTTATAACTACAAAGTGTAAGAGAGGCTACTATGTCAATATTTTATAATGATGACAAAGACGATGAAGTTTGTAGTTCTTGTGGTAAACCTTACGAAGATTGTGAATGTGACACCGATACAATAAATCCCCAAGACTTCGTTCCTGCTTATGATAAAAAGGAAGAACCAGTGTGGAGATAAAGGAAGAAGAATCTTTAAGTCAAGAAGATATAACATATAATGTTCTTCTCAATGTAAAGAATAACTTAGTTGACTTAGTAAACAAACAATCTCAAGATGACTTTCTTACTTTTGTGAGGGCTATGGCACCTACTCTTGTTTCTGATTGGAAGATGGGTAGGCACATAGAATTAATATCTGACAAGCTACAGCAGGTAGTAGAAGGAAAGATCAAAAGGCTTATGGTCTTTCTTCCTCCTCGCTCGTCCAAGTCTGTTATCTGTTCTAAACTATTTCCTGCGTGGTACATAGGTAGAAATCCTAATCACGAAATCTTGACTGTCTCTCACTCTGATCAACTATCCAGTGACTTTGGTAGATCAGTAAGAGACATAGTAAACCAAGACAAATTCTCTGATATGTTTCCCGGTGTAAATCTAAGGCAGGATGTCAGGGCAGCAGGTAAGTGGAAGACGAACCTTAATGGTTCTTACTACGCTGCAGGTGTAAGATCACAGATTGCTGGACGAGGCGCACACATGGCTATCCTTGATGATGTTATGTCAGAAGAAGATAGTTTCTCTGATGCAGGTAGAAGATATATTAAGGAATGGTATCCATCAGGACTGAGAACTCGTATCATGCCTAATGGATCAATAATAATAATCAATACCAGATATCACTATGATGACCTATGTGGCTGGCTACTCAAGCAGCAGGATGAGTTCGATATAGAAACAAAGATGAGATGGGATGTAATCAGCATACCTGCATGGCTAGATGAGAAGGCAAGCAAGCTCTTAGGCTTAGAAGAAGGAACAAGCTACTTTCCTGAGTGGAAAGATAATGAAACACTACGAATAGATGAAGCAGAGATTAAGGCTACCAATGGAGCTAAGTATTGGGAAAGCCTGTATATGCAGAACCCAACCCCAGACGAAGGTAGCTTAATCAAGAAGAACTGGCTTAATAAATGGGAATACAAGGAACCTCCTCATTGTGATTTTATATTACAGACTTATGATACTGCTTTCTCTACAAAGACAACGGCAGACTTCTCTGTTATTCAAACTTGGGGTGTCTTTCATTTCTTTGATGACAGGTCAGACGGAGAAGAGGTAGCAGCAAGTAATCTTATATTGTTAGGTCAAGTAAGAGGAAGATACGAATACCCAGACCTGAGAAGGATAGCCCAGCAAGAATACCAGAAGCACAGACCAGATATATGTTTAGTAGAAAAGAAAGCCAGTGGTCAGTCTCTCATACAAGACATGCGACGAAGCGGGTTACCAGTATTAGAATACATGCCAGACAAGGATAAGATATCAAGGGTTTTCTCTGCTTCTCCTTTGCTTGAGGCAGGACGAGTATGGATACCAAAGGGTAAGGCTTGGGCCAATGAGCTATACGAAGAAGCTATCCTGTTTCCTTATGCCAGACATGACGATCAGGTAGATGCAATGGTCATGGCTATCCATTACGTCAAGGATAGTTGGAGGATGGAACATCCAGATGATCCTGATTGGGAAGACGACGTAAATCCAAGAAGACAAAAGAGAGTTGCATACTGGAGGGTTTAGTGATATAGTATGGTTTCTATAGATGAATCTAAAATAAACCACGATCTTATCAGACCTGAATGGAAAGATTATCTTTGTCCTGAATGTAATTGTGATATATCAAAAGTATGTAGAGCAAATTGGAATAAATATAGTGCAGACTTACATGAGTATATGTTTTTAAAATTCAAGGATACTTATATAAATGATTAAAAAATATCCAAGAACAGTATTGCCTATCAAAGATAACTTTGTTAATGCACCACCTTTAAGCGGAACGCCAGCAACAGCATCCCAGACTCCTACTTACAGAGAGGACGAAAGTGGACTAGCTAGTATAATGCGTGGAATACTTGGTCCTGCTGCTGGACCTGTAGAAGGTTTGCTTAGTTTATTCGATCCAAGAGATATTTATAAAAGTCTAGGAGAATCAGGACAAAATTTAAAAGAAGGTGTTACTACTCTTGATCCTAAAAAACTTTTGTTAGGTACACTAGGTGCTGCTGCTGTCGGAGCCGAAGTTACTCCCTTTGGCAAACCAAGTAAAAAAGTATCAGAGTCTATAGACAGAGTTATTAAACTAAACCGGCAACCTACTGGTTCTTCTTCTAAATCTAAAGAGGATTGGACAAAAGAAAACAAGAAAAAAATACTGACTCCACCAGAAGAACCTATACAGGCAGCAAAATTATTCTTACAAAAAAGAAAAGATGCAGATGAATTTCTTCTTGATAACAAGGGTGATCCAGTAGTTGTCTATCACTCTACAGATTCAATTGAACCTTTTCATAGATTTCTTACTAGAGCGGAAAGAAATGAACTTAATAAAGATAGTACAACTGTTGGAGGATATCCGTTTGCTTCTACTTCCTCAGTTCCATTAGGTGCCTCACCTTTTGGTTTAACCAGTGATATTGGACTTAATTTACGAGATAAAGAAATGTTATTAGAGGAAGGCTATACTGAGAACGAGATACTTTCAGGTCTTAAACAAGGTGCTAGATTAATACCAGCACTAGTCAAAAGTACTAAGGTATTTGATTTTGAAAATCCAAGACATATAGAGAGAATTTTTAAAAAGCACGACCAAAATGTAACAAAGGAGTTAGCTGCTATAGAGAGAGTATCTCAAGAAGGAACAAGTGCATCAGAAAAATTTAATGTTCTTATAAAAGATATGTCTCCTAAACAAAAACTGCGGATGAAGGAAAGTATTGATGGTGGTTTTAAAGTAGGAGAGATGGCAGACGAATTAGGTAATACAGGCAATATAACTTCTAAAACTAAAAAGGCAAAAACTATTTTTGATAAGAAAGGAAATATTCTTCCTGAATTTCAAAATAATCCTAGTGTACTAAAAGCTCTGGATATATTTCTTACAAGAAACTCTAAAGACTTAGGAGCAAGAATAAACAACAAACATTACAGAGAAGAAATAAAGGGAGGTTTAGCTTACGGAAACTATTCAGAGTTAGAGGATAAAAATATTCTTAAAGCTATGAAAGATGTAGGATTCGATGCCTTCACTACTTTTGAAGAGGGTACAAAGAATGTTATGCTGTTCAAACCAGATACACAACTTATTCCTTTATTTGATCTAGACAAGAAAAGCGCAGTAGGATTTAATAAGGGTGGTTCTGTAGTAGAGCGTAATCCGTATGAAGACTACACACCAAGGATGATATAGATATGCCTAAAAAGAAAATATCTAAACCAAGAAGACGGTCAGCAAACAGACCTAAATTTAAAAGAACACCAGTAAGGAAGCCTGATACTAGTATGGGTGATGCTGAGTTTTATGCAGATGTTTCAAGATTCATGGGTCCAATTGGAGAGTTAGGCTTTGCTCCAAAACGTACAATAGTTATTAATGAGGATGATACAGCAGGCTACTATGCTGGTCGTTTTAATCCCTCGATTAAAAGAGGAGGAATAGACCCTGAAGTAAAAACAAATTTGTATGGTGGTGACCATCCCAGAGAATTAATAGAACTTCAACAACGTACTAGACACAAGCCTTATCTTGGAAAAGAAGGTGATGTAGTTGAAATGGTCTTATTTGATAGCCCTGATTCACTAAGAAGTCCTGCTGAACAATCAAGAATTTACGCACATGAATATACGCATCGGGGTTTACAACAATTATTAGATGCAAAAGATCAATCAGGATACAGCTATATACCTGCTAAAGCAAAAGTCTTAGAAATATTGTCTTTACTAGGAAAAGGAAAAGCACTTGAAGAAGAAGTAGTTTTGCCGGAGCCGGAAAAATGGTGGGAGGAGGATACTCCAATTGAATTAAAACATATAAAAAAAAGAATACCTCAAGGACCACCAACATTTCGTGAATCTCAAAAAATAGAAAAAGAAGAGCAACATCGTGGTAATGAAAGATTGACTAGGCTTATTGATAATTTAAGTCAGCTTAGATATATGAAAGACCATAATTTAAAGAAGCCTCTTCTACGTCTTCATGGTACACCAGATGCAAGGTTACCCGGTGGTGTAGATGATCCTTTAGAAGGAAAAAGTTCAGAAGCAGTTATTCCTCTTAAAGAATATGATAATTCAGCACGCATTTCAACTTTACTCCAAGAGTTAGAAGACATAGCATCTGAGAAGATGCAACAACAAAAAGGTAAAAAACTAAATGAAGGCGGTTCTGTAGTAGAACGCAATCCATATAATTACACAGCAAAGGCGATATAAATATGGCAACTGAACGTAATCCATTTGATCCTATTCCTGAAGTAGAAGTCTCTATGATAGAAATAGAAACAGAGACAGACAGTGAAGATGCAAGCATAGAGTATGATCCTACTGATGGAGGAGTAGTAGTAGAGTTTAAGTCAAATGAAGACGAAGGATTAACGGACGAACAAGTAGAAGAAACAGAAGAAGAGTTCTACAGAAATCTAGTTGAAGAACTGGATGAAGATACTCTGGAAGATGTAGCTTCTCAAGTCTACGAGAATTTTACTGCTGATAAAGATAGCAGGTCAGAGTGGGAGTCTATGTTTGAACGAGGCTTTGATCTCTTAGGATTAAAACTGGAAGAAGCTTCAGAACCCTTTGAAGGTGCGTGTACTGCAGTGCATCCTGTTCTTATTGAGTCTGCAGTTAAGTTCCAATCAAAGGCTACCCAAGAACTATTTCCTGCTTCAGGCCCAGTTAAGTCCCAGATCATAGGAAACGTAACAGATCAGAAAGAGCAACAAGCTCAACGAGTAGATCAGTTTATGAACTATCAGGTAACGGAACAGATGCCTGAATACTTCGATGAGTTTGAAAGAATGTTGTTCCATCTTCCTTTGATTGGTTCAGCCTTCAAGAAGATTTACTTTGATAGTAATCTTAATAGACCAGTTTCAGAATTTGTTCCTATTGATCAGTTCTATGTTTCTTACTATGCTACCGATCTAAGACGCGCAGATCGCTACACGCATGTTATCTATCGTTCTCCAGTAGAAATGAAAAGAGACATTGCATCAGAAATGTATGCAGATGTAGACTTGCCGTCAGCAGGAACACCGGATATGGCTCCGATAAGTCAGAAAATGGATACCATTATGGGCTTGTCTCCTTCTGGAGATCACGATCCACAGTATGTAGTCCTAGAACAACACTGTTATCTGGAGCTACCCGATCCTTTCTCTGATGAAGATGATATTGCTTTACCGTATATTGTTTCTATTGAAGAGAAAAGCCAGCAAGTTTTGTCTATACGAAGGAACTACAACAAGGACGACAAGCGTAAAGAAAAGAAAATCTTCTTTACTCACTACAGATTTGTACCGGGCTTTGGTTTCTATGGTATGGGGCTTATCCACTTCCTTGGTAACTTGACGATGACTGCTACCGCTGCTATGCGTAGCTTGGTAGATGCAGGACAATTTGCTAATTTACCCGGTGGCTTCAAAGCTAAGGGTATGAGGATTGTAGGTGACAATGATCCTATTGCGCCGGGTGAGTTCAGAGAAGTAGAGGCTACAGGTAATGATCTTTCTAAGATGATCATTAACCTTCCTTACAAGGAACCATCACAGACACTATTCCAGATGTTAAACTTTGTTACTGCTACAGCCCAGAAGTTTGCTGATACAACTGAACAGGTTGTTTCTGATGCAGCTAACTACGGTCCAGTAGGAACAACGATGGCGCTTCTTGAAGCCTCAAGCAAATTCTTTTCTGCTATTCATAAGCGTTTGCATAAATCACAACATGATGAATTTAAATTATTGGGTAGAATCAACTACGAGTTTCTCCCAGAAGAATCTATGTGTGATGTACCCAATGGTACACTTAAAATATATAGAAGTGATTTTGATGGTAGAATTGATATCATTCCTGTATCTGATCCAAACATACCTTCATCTGCACACAGGATGATGATGGCTCAGTTGGCTCTACAGCTTTCTCAGTCAGCACCACCGGGTATGTTCAATGTAGAAGAACTTAATAAGACTATTCTTTCTGCAGCTAACATACCTAACTTGGATAAGATTTTACCAGAGAAACCAGAACCTATTCCACTTGATCCTGTAAGTGATATTCAAGCTGCAGTTAAAGGAATGCCAATTAAAGCTTTTATTGGACAGAACCATCCTGCACACATTCAAGTAAAGACTATGTACTTACAAGACCCAATGAATGGTGCTAATCCAATGATGCAAAGGATTGCTCCTGTTCTTCAAGCTAACATTCAAGAGCATATGGTTATGCAATATCAAGAACAGGTCAACGGTGTAGCACAAGAACTTATACAACAGTATGGTCAAGAAGCAGCAGAGGCAGGTATTAATCCTCAAGACCCAAGAGTTATGGAAGAGGTTATGGCTCAAGCTGCACAACAAGTTATGGCTGCTAATCAAGCTATGGCTGCACAACAACAAGCTGCATCACCTGAAGCACAGATGGTTCAGATTGAACAGCAACGTCTTGGTATCGAAGGACAGAAAGTCCAGACCCAGATGGCTAAAGAAGCTGCCACTGCAGCAAATAAAAACAGAGAGCTTGATCTTAAAGAGTTGGAAATACAGTTGGATATGTTCAAAGAAGGTGTTAATATATCTACGAAGAAGGAAGAGAAGGAGCTTGACAGAAATGCCAAGAAAGCTATTGCAGCTTTGGACGCTCTTATTGATCTTGCTAAAACAGAGTCCAACATTGACAGAGATAAAACTCTTAAAGCTGCAGAT